CAATACACTACGATCCTTAAGTTAGCTCTTCCTGTTCAAGGGGAATTGAGCGGTACTTGGGGCGATGTTGTAAACGACAATATCACGCAGATGGTAGAACAGGCCGTTGCAGGTAAGGCCGTAGTCAATACGTGGACAGGTAACTCCCATACGCTAACCACCGCCGATGGTACGACTTCTGAGTCTCGATGCGCTATTTTAGAACTGACTGACTCGGGTACTGCACTGACAGGCGCTGGTACGGTAGTCTGCCCCACCAATACAAAACTTTACATCGTAGATAACAACACCGCACAGATTATTACAGTTCAAACCGCTGCTGGTACAGGCGTTGCCGTGCCGGTTGGCAAAACCATGCTGGTCTACTGCGACGGCACTAACGTCGTTGAAGGCGTTACTCACGCAAATAGTTTGAGCTTAGGGACTAGCACAAGTACGGTTAACGCTATAGATACTGCGACAGACCTTGGCGCGGGGGGCAGTAGCAACTCCAACTTACCTACGCAGTTAGCAGTAAAGACTTATGTAGACGGTCAAATTGCAGCGACTAACGAACTTAGTGAGGTTCTTGCCGCTGGTAACGTTACTGGCGCAAACGACATCGATGTTGAAAACGCTCAGAAGGTTCAGTTCCGTGATGCCGATATCTACCTCAATTCCAGTGTAGACGGTCAGTTAGACATTGCTGCTGATGGTGAAGTACAGATCGATACGGCTTTAGTAGACATCAATGGTAACCTTGATGTATCCGGTACAACTAATATCAGCGGGTCTGTTTCTTTCACAAAAAACGCTATTGCAGGTGTAGCGATAAGTACGACATCAAGATCTTCTAACACCGTTACGGTAACAACTTCTGCTGTACACGGGCTTACTAGCGGAGATCTAGTTAATGTTAACGGTGTTGCCGATACTTCCTTTAACGGTTACTTCACAGTATCGGTAAGTTCCACTACGGTATTTACGTATAACCAGACTGGAGCAGACGGAAGCTCGACTGGAGGCACGTCTACCGAGGTTGTATATAACCTTAATGCTAGTGGCACAGCCCTTAACTGGATGAACGGCCCACTTAATATTGCTGCTAATAGTGGCATTGACGGGCTTGAGATCACTCAGTCTGGGGCAGGTAACGGCTTACATGTTACCGGTACTACGGGTCTTGTTGGCAATACTACTCTTACTGGCAACCTTGATGTGTCTGGTACGACCGTATCAGCAGGTAAGATCACAGCAGACGCTGGCATAGACATTGACAATATCAATATTGATGGCACTACGATTGCCCTAAGCTCTGGCGATTTAACACTAGACGTAGCAGGAGACATCATCCTTGATGCAGATGGTGGTGACATACATTTTTATGATGGTGGGATTCCTCACGGTAATTTTTTACTTAGTGGCGCAGACTTCACAATAGGCTCTTCTCAAAATAATGGAGATTTAATATTTAGAGGTATTGATGGTGGAGCTGATGTTACAGCCCTTACCCTTGATATGTCAGAGGCAGGAGCGGCTACTTTTAATGCAGGCATCACAGCCACTACGGGGACGTTTAGTGGTGTAGTTACTGCCACTGTTGGGCCGTCTGCGACAGGGTTGAAAGTTGCCGCAACGGGCTCTGGTGATGCGTTTTCCGCTACACCTCTGGCTGCTGGGAGCGGTGTAGTATTAGCCTCTCTGAATAGCACTTTAGCAGACTACGAACCACTGCGTATCATTGGTGAGACTGTCACTCTTGAGTTTCGCAACGGGGTAGGCACGTCAACGGCGGGTTTAACCATAGCCTCCACAGGAGCCGCCACCTTTAGTGGCAACATAATACCAACTGGCGGTTCAGCAACAGCAGGGTCAATTTGGAAGTCTGGTGCGAACCTGCTCATCAGCATGGATACAGGCGGTCTTTACGTCAACAACTCACCAGATACCAGTACTGTCTTTCAGATAACTGATGCAGGCAACGTGGGAATCGGGGTGGTTCCCACGGATTTTACAAGCAGAAAAAGTTTAGACATCGGTTTGGCTGGGAAGATTTGGGCGCACACTGCTGCAACTGAAACAGGGATAGGGGCAAATTTTTACTATGATGGTGCGTACAAACGCATAGCCGCAAATGCTGCAACTAGATACATTCAGGATGGTAATGGACATACATTTGATGTGACAGCATCAAGTACAGCAGGCTCAGCTATAAGCTGGACAACTGCTATGACGATTGATGATGCAGCCAACGTGGGAATCGGGGTTTCGGCTCCAGAGTCCATTGTACACATAAAAGACATTGGTAATGTTTCAACTACTTTACAAATAGAAAGTGCGGCATCTCAGTATGCGCCTGTAATTAATTTTGATGGCATTGTCGGTGCGAGTGCAGATTATCTTTTAGGCGAAATAAACGGAAGTTGGGATACGAACACAAATGTTGTGAGCGCAATACGTTTTGAAAGTGGCGCAGACACAACAAATAAAGATGATGGTCTGATTAGCTTTTGGACAAGTTCTTCTGGGCCAACTTTAACAGAACGTATGCGCATCGATGCCAGCGGCAACGTGGGAATCGGTTGTACTCCGGGGTATAAGTTTGAAGTAAGGACTAACGATACATCCGTAACCCCTCAACAAGTTATTCGGCAAATAGGTTCTGGAGATGCGGCTATAGGCTTTCAAATACCGTCTGCCGCAAATTGGTACGCAGGAGTTGATAACAGTGCTAGTGACAGCTTTGTAATTGGCAGAGGACTTGCTGTCGGTACGGATGTTGCCATGACCCTCGACGCCAGCGGGAACTTGCTGGTGGGTGTGACTGCCGCTCAAAGTTTTTCAGGCGTTACCGCAGCACAGAATTTTGTTACACCAACAAATGGAAATTGGGCGGCTGGATTTCGTAACACAACTGCAACCACCCCGTGGGGCGTAGCGATTGATTATACTGGCGCGGCACCGAACAACACTACAAGCAACTTTTTGTATTTATCTGATTCCGCTGCATTGCGCTGTTCTGTAATGTCAAATGGTGGTGTTCAAAACTATCAAGCGAATGATGTCAACCTTTCTGATCGCCGTGAGAAGACCAACTTTTCGCCAGCCAAATCATATCTGGATGCAATTTGTGCTATCCCTGTTCAGACGTTTAATTACATAGACCAAAACATGGAAGACGATCCCAGTGTGACGCTAGGTGTCGTAGCACAAGACGTTCAAACCGTTGCGCCTGAGCTTGTAATGGAGTCGAACTGGGGTACAGAAGAAGACCCTAAGATGCGCCTATCGATCTATCAGACCGATTTGCAATATGCGCTGATGAAATGTATCCAAGAACAACAAGCCACCATCGAAGCATTAACAGCCCGTATCGCGGCACTAGAATCTTAAGGAGAAACAACATGGCAACATTTAACTGGGTCATTTCGACCACTGAGTACGACTTACAACCAGCCGATATGGATGGGGCAATCATTGTCGCCCATTGGCGCTGCAATGCAGAACAAACCGAAGGCACTGGCGCTGACGCTGTGACCTATAGCGCGACCAATTACGGCACTGCTGGCTTCTCACCTGATCCTTCTTCACCCGATTACACGCCCTATGCAGACGTTACTGAGTCTCAGGTTCTTGATTGGGTATGGGCTGACGGTGTTGATAAGGACAGTATTGAAACAAGTTTGCAAGCTAACATTGACGGTCAGATCAACCCTGTAACAGCTTCTGGCGTGCCTTGGTAGGTAATGAGCAACCAAAGTTATGGACGCACTAGACGCTATCGGGGCTATCTGGCCTATCGCCTTGGGATTCGTAACTTTGGTTATCGTGCTTGCCAAGATGCACGCTGATATCGAGCAGATTAAGGAGAAGATTCGCACCCTGTTTGAGCTGTGGAATAACAGGAACAAGTAGTGGCGGAGATTAGCGAAGACACAACCGTTGAGATTCCTTTACGGAACCTTATTGCTTTAGGTGCAGGCTTGGTGATGGCGACAACAGCGTACATTACGTTGGACACTCGGATCACGACAGTTGAGCACGATATTGATATACAGAGCATAACGGTTCGGGAAAATGCAAAATTTGTTCGTGAATGGCCTTTAGGTTTGCGAGGCGCGTTACCCGACGATTTGATTCAGAACGCCAAGATTATGGCGTTAGAGAGCCAGCAGGAAGAAATTCTTTCTTTGCGCCAACAGCTCAATGCAATTGAGATAAAATTAGGTAGACTAGACGGAACCACTGAAACTCAAGAAGATAAGATTGAAACGCTTTTTGAGCTTTGGAACAAGCAACAGCAACCAACTAGGAGTAGGTATGAGTGAGCAACAAGAGCAGCAACCCGTAATTCTGACGATTGACGATCAGGAGTATGACGTAAATGAACTTGGTAACGACACCAAAGTACACTACGTCGAAGTGGTTAACCTGCGCAAACAGCTTGGTGATTTGCAGAATCAAATTGCGGCAGCACAGCAGCAGAGTATTAATCTACAGGTTGCATTAGGCTTCCGTGAAAACGCCCTACGCGAATCAATCCAAGTGGTTGAAGAACCTGAAGCAGAAGTGGTGAACTAATGGCCGAGACTCATGCCAGCAAAGCGTTAAAGAAGATTGAGATTCATGAGGCTGAATGCGCTTTGCGGTATGACGCTATTAACAAACGCCTAGATTCTGGCTCTGCGCGCTTTGATAAGTTGGAGAAAATGATCTGGGGCATCTACCCCGTCATGATTACTTCTTTACTCGCCATTGTTGGCTTGGTTCTGACACAATGAAATTTAACGCCATCAAAGGATTAATCGGTACGTTAGCACCCACTATTGGGAAGGCGCTCGGTGGGCCTTTAGGTGGTGCTGCCGCACAAACTATTGCTAATGTATTAGGGTGCAAGGCTGATGAAAAGAGCATTGAGAAAGCCGTCCAAGCGGCAACCCCCGAACAACTTGCAGAAATTAAAAAAGCGGAATTTGATTTTAAAGCACGGATGAAGGAGCTAGACGTAGATGTTTTCAAACTTGAAACAGACGATATCCAGAATGCGCGAATGGCTTTCAAAGGTGACTGGACGCCAAAATTTATTGCGGTTGCTTGCGTCCTATTCTTCGGAGGTTACATCGCGTTGGTCACGCTACAAGACCCTGTTGCTACAGACAATGGCATTGTTAATCTTGTGCTTGGTTATTTGGGTGGGATCGTCTCATCTATTATCAGTTTCTACTACGGCGCATCACATAAGCATGACTAATGATTAGACTAATACAGATGTTAAAGCGGCACGAAGGCGTTAGAGATAAGGTCTATATATGCTCCGCTGGTTACGAGACCATTGGCGTTGGTAGGAATATCAGTGAGTCTGGTCTTGGCCTGTCTAACGATGAAATTGAATACCTGCTTAAGAACGACATTGAGCGATGCCGAAACGAGTTACTGGGTGAGTACGCGTGGTTTAAAGACCTAGATAGCGTGCGCCAAGATGCCATAATCGACTT